AAAATGGAGCGGCGATACTGATTCTCACAGTAGTCACGGGAGGGCATCCACGTGACGTTATTACGTTCGCCGCATAACTGGAGCGGGATGAGAGAATCGAACTCTCAACTCTAACTTGGAAGGATAGCATTTTACCACTAAACTAATCCCGCATATCATTTTGAAATATACTGACGTTGGCTTGTAAGGGTTTTCACCTTCTATTACTCTTTTACAGAAACCACGGCTTCAAGTGTCCGGATCTTCGCTTACACAATATACTTCAAAATGACGCCTAATATATAGGCGCCATAACCATTACAACACTTTGTAACGGTCGTCCATGATGGTCTTAAGCATCACGGCTTCTGGAGTGAAGGTTTCAATATCACCCGCAAGCATTGGCTTAACCACTGCTGGAGAGAAACCAGAAACCATTGCAACACCAGTCTTGTTGAACTTAACTGGAGCGTTTCCGTAAGAAGCGTTCAAGTTCCAGAATACCACACGTGGTACTTCGTAACCTGCTTCTGCATACTTACGTGCAATCATTTCGATTGCGCTTTCGTCATATTCAACACCTTGGTCGAATTGCATGTCGGACAAAATCAACAATACCTTAGGCATTTCTGATTGTGCAACATTGCCCTTACGAGCTACTTCCAAAATCTTGTCAAACGCACGGTGCAAGTTGGTGTTAGCCACTTCGCCAGTATTCATTTGAGCAATCTTTTGACCGATATTACCCTTAAGGTTAACCAATTGTGGGTTACGGCTGAAAGTCAAGAAAGTGTCCTTGAACTTACCAGTGTTCTTGTCAGCAAGGTACAATCCCAATGAGATTGCAACATCCAAACAAGTTAACCCAGACTTTGAACCAGGTCCGCCAGCAGCGCAGGTCATAGAACCAGAGGAGTCAACCAATGGTAGAATGTCTGCATCACCAACGTAGTTTGGCAAAGCGTCCCATTGTGCTTGGATCAAGTCCAATTCGGTCTTGTCCCAAGTTTGCACACGTGAGTAGTAGCTGCTAGAGATACGACCCTTCAATACATCGTAAGGGAAAACTGCCGAAGCATTTACCTTTACGTCTGCACTACGTTCAGCCACAGGCTTTTGTAGTTCAGCAACGTATTGTGCATACAATGGTGAATTGCGGTTAAACGCCTTCTTGTAACGGGATGCCGCTACGGAAGGAACGTGTGAGAAGTTGATTGAGTTCCAATCCTTTGCACACATTTGAGTTTCAACCACATTAGTCAAAGCGACCAAGCTCTTACGGTAGAATTTTGGTGACATTCCGAAGAACGCACGGATTTCTGCCGCAACTTTACCTTGTCGTGGAGTCCACTTTGCAGCCAAGCCATTACGAGCACGTAGTGCATCGCCAAGCATGGTATATGCGGCAGACTTCATAACATCGGATTGGAAAACGAAAATGTCATCCCAACGGCCAAGTTCTGGAACTTTCGCCAATAGAGCCTTACAGGCTTCAACGTCAGTCTTTTCCAAGTATCGCAAGATACTACGGAAAGTTTCACGTTCACCAGCACCACCACGAACGTCACGAACCCATGCAGCCACACGAAGTGCTAAATCACGGTCTTGAACGAACGCAGCCACGAAAGCAGGAGTAATATCCTTACCACGTGATGCACCGATGTTGTAGAATAAGTCTACTACCGCATTTGCGGTGGACTTACGAGCCTTCATACCGTTTGCGGTACGAGCGCCTTGGTTGTTAACTGCTTCCACAAAAGTTGACATAATTTTTTTCCTTTTCAAAATAACTGGATGAGCGGAACCGTAATTTATTTTCTGGTCGCCTGGTGGAAGTTCCACGACCATATTCAGTAATCGTTGCTGACACCGATTCCATATTCAACGGACAATATTTGATATTCTATCAACACTATACTCTTTCGAGTCGTTCGATGCGGGTTGCCCCGCTAAGCTAATTTTATTGCTGTAATCATCCAAAAAAACAACAGGTAAGTTTTCTACTTTTTTATTTAAGTGAGAATATCGAAACTCACCTTTCTGAACTTATTTCAGTAGTAGACTTCAACGCACTCGGTCACGACTCCGTGCTCCATCTATCGCTACCATAAGGACTCAGAACGACAGTTATTAATTGTTGCTGTACCTTACCTAAAAACCTTCTTCAATGTTTCATAACAAGATGTTATTATATCATTAAAAATTTGTAGAGTCAAGCGGTATGTTGTAAATATACCACAATGTTTGGTGCCCCAGTAAGGAATCGAACCTTCTTTTGATGCTTACAAGGCAACTGTAATACCAATATACTACAAGGGCAAATTGTTTGGAGCGGGTAGAGGGGATCGAACCCTCAACTTAACCTTGGCAAGGTCATGTGTTACCACTAGCACCATACCCGCAATTGAGTTATTATATATGATTTCCAATCTCTTGGCAACCATATCCTAAAAAAATATTTTGAAATATCCCATAGCCGGGATTCTGTTCTATCCTAACATTAATCTTTGCCACAACCCGAACTAATAGGGCAAGTGTTCCCTAGTTCTGTTTGTGTTGCTTGTTATATCACGGTAGTGTTAACGCTTTCGCTCCTACACGCACTTGCCACAAGTCCCGAACTTCCTCTGTTGCCAGCGTTAGGTCGGATATTTCAAAATAATCTTGGTACGGCCGGTGGGACTTGAACCCACAGAACCCAGATTTTAAGTCTGGTACGTATACCTATTCCATCACGGCCGCATTTACATTGTTGGACCATTACCCTGTGTTTTGAATCCAACTTCACCACCTTCATCTTTGATACGCTTAATAACGTCCTCAAAAAGAATCGGTCTAAAATCAGTTTGTTCAACACAGACACAATGATACCTAACATCGTTTTCTGTACTATAAAGTGTTGCACCTGTTTTGGCGTCAATACCACGAGCTTTCTTCACACGACTTGTATGAAGGTGTCCGTGAATGTTTACACCAAAACGGCCAAGACTTGCTTCATGCACAGGAATATGAGAAAGAATCATTCCGTTCAGTACATGATACGCACGTAGTTCACGGAAGTATTGTCTATATTCATCGTCACGAAAAATATCATGGTTGCCACGAATCAGAACTTTATCACCGTTAAGTCTATGCAAAATGTTAAGTGCTCTACGGTTAATCACAACATCACCAAGATGATAAACCTTATCAGTTGGCTTTACTGTTTCGTTCCATCGTTTGACCATTTCTTCATCCATTTCATTTGGATCAGTCCATGGTCTAATCTTTTCACCTGTTACCGAATCGGTGAATCTACACACTCCGGCATGTCCAAAGTGTGTGTCACTTGTCAGAAATACACTTGGCATAATGCCTCCTAAAAATGGTCCGGCGTGAGAGAATCGAACTCCCATCAGAAGGGTAGAAGCCTACTGTATTATCCATTATACTAACGCCAGAATGATTGGTGCGGATGGTGGGACTCGAACCCACAAAATTTGGTTTCTAAGACCAACACGTATACCAATTCCATCACATCCGCAATAAATACTTTATATGAACACACTTAAATCCGCCGAAGCAGACTTATGGAAAGTCGCTCAAGAATATCCATATAAAGAATCTAAATTCTCAACCTGTGAGAGAGATTTTACACTATCCTTCCCTAAAAGGCAAGTAGTTCCGTTCACTCGCACCGAAATGAAACAAATTGGTGCTCCTAGAAAGAATCAAACTTTCATCTAACCCATACCAAGGGTTTGTTTTGTCACTAAACTATAGGAGCAAATAAAACAGGATGCTGTGTCTAAGACCGGGACTCGAACCCACGACACTCCCCCAGCGGGACGGCCTGCCGAAGTTTTGGAGGCAGTAATTTTGTTTTGCAGTAATCATCCTTAAACTAATCCCCGGCGGACAGAATCGAACTGTCACTGGTTGCGCTGGCCGTGCCTACCACTTACACTACAACCGGGAAAAGGGTTTAGAGCGACCAACTATCTTTCTCAAGGACTCATTGGCTTGTCTCGTATAGGAGAGTTTAACGACCTTGTGTTGCTACTGGTGTGTCAGTCTCAAGAATAGGGACCTAGCGCACAAGGGACTCAATCCAAACGTCTATCTCTAAATTTTGGTGGGGCCGCCGGGAATCGAACCACGGACAAGAACTTTTACAGAGTTGAGCTTTTAGTGTTGCAGAACTTATCCTTGTCAGGATAATTTTTTTGCTATGCTATGCTACCATTACATCACGTCCCCAAAATTTGGTGGGTCATCGCAGATTCAAACTGCGTTCTCTCGGCTTAAGAGGCCGGACTTCATCATCAAAGTTTATAACCCATATAGAAACATTCTGCCGAGTCCTTGAATCTCACGGTGACCCTACTTCCTGGCAACTTTCGCAGCGTGGTCGACTTTGCTGTTACTCGATGTTCTCCAGTGTAGTCACTCAGAATGTTTTTATATGGTGCGGATGGTGGGACTCGAACCCACAGAATCTTGATTTTGAATCAAGCACGTATACCAATTCCATCACATCCGCAAATATAACAGGATACACTTTTTACGTTGCTCTACCAATTGAGCTAATTTTCCATCAGGAAAATACAGGAATCGAACCTGTGACACACGGCTTTGAATGCTATGTAGTTGCTGTAAGTATCCTAAAAATAACAGGTTAGTTTTTTTGCTACAAGAATCGAACTTGCAATTTTTCCTTAGAAGGGAAACGTCCTACCATTGGACTAAGCATAAAGCTTTTTGCTGAACCTAACCTTAAACTTGGTGGCGTAAACTGGACTCGAACCAGTAACACACGAATTTTCAGTCCGCTGCTCTACCATTGGAGCTACTACGCCATAAATTGAATTTGTAAGTAGTTCCACCTCACTCATTTGGAACCATTTCACCTGTATTTTCTTCGAAGCGGCCGACAGGATAGAGGTACGTAGTAATAGTCGTTACTTGAGTCCCACTCACACAAACTGGGTATCGCTCTGCTCTCTCATACAGTTTTCGAGGCTGTACTTTCACAACATCTACACTTACAAAACTTGGTACCTCGTGATAGAATCGAACTATCTTATCCCACTTGTAAGGAGGGTGTTCTACCATTAAACTAACGAGGCATAAAATTTACTTTGGGGTGACTAATGGGTAACGATCCCATACTACGACTTTCACAGAGTCGGGTGCTTCCACTACACTATAGCCACCCCAAAGCAAACTTAATTGCTTTGGGGGTCTGTATTAACCTGCTAAGGCTTCTTGTTCGGCCAAAATTCTTTTCAGTCTGTCAGCGCAGAAAGAAGCAGCAGGTGCATCTGGTTTAACCATAGGTGTCACATTACATGTACCTTTGATGTAACCAATCGCTTGTTGCACAACACATGAAGAACCGTGAACTTCACTCTTGTTCAAGTCCAAATGAACTTCAACATGGAAGTCTTCCAATACTTCTTGTAAACTGTGGAACAATTCTGAAACCTTGTATACTTCTGTCATCAGACGCATAGCAGGTTTGCTTTTCTTGTGGTCATAGTCGATTTCTCTATCAACATAACCAAAAATCTTACAACCATGGCGACCATCAATGTGAACAACGACAGCCAATGCATAGTCAGCGTACCAAACGCCGTTAACTCTAATACGTTCAGAGTCAGCACCCAAATATACTTTCGTATCAGGTCCTTGGCTAGCAAGGAATTGCTTGACTTCTTGTATGTCGAAATTTCTCATATCAATCACCTTTCTAAAAAAATTGGCGTCCCACCAGGGAATCGAACCCCGTCCTAAAGTTTTGGAGACTCACGTGCTACCGGAACACTTGTGGGACATATACAACAGGATAGATTTTACTTTTCAAGTTACAAATTTGAAGTATTTTGGTTGCTGTTACTATCCTAAAATTGGCTCCGTGTGAGGGAATCGAACCCACCTAATCATTGATTAACAGTCAAGTCCTTGCACCTTGCTTGGATTTCACGGAATAAAATTGGTACCGCCGACAAGAATTGAACTTGTGTCGCTCGATTATCAGTCGAGTGCTCTACCATTGAGCTACGGAGGTATAAATTTTGGAGGGCAATAAGAGAATCAAACTCCTATTTCAAGGTTCGTAGCCTCGTGTATTATTCATTATACGAATTGCCCATATTTAATTTGTAGCTGTGCGAGCCCATCTGCACACTTAGGTTTTTTGACTTCTCGTTCCAGCTGGCTCTTACGTCTGTGGCGTCACTACAAAAATTGGTGGTTCAGGTGAGAATCGAACTCACACAAGGCACCGTATGAAGATGCTGCACTACCACTATGCTACTGAACCAAAATTGGTGGAGACCGAGGGAGTTGAACCCTTCTAGACATCCTCCTTGCAAGGGAGAACCGTAGCCCGCTACTGCCCCCAATTTTTTCAAAACACACTAGAAGTAATCTATACCGCTTTTGGCTATACGCTCTATGCAGTATAAAAGGTATCTAGTGCATTTCAAAAAAATAACTGACTACTTATCCTATTATACGCCGTCAGTTACGGCGAGGCTCATGGTCTGGGTAGCAGGAATCGAACCTGCGCTACAAGAGTCCAAGACTCGGCGACTACCATTATCATATACCCAGAAAACTGGTCTCCGTAGAGGGATTTGAACCCCCACCACATGCTCCCAAAGCATGGACGCTACCAGGTTACGCCATACGGAGATAAATTGGAGTTGCATACGGGTTACGATCCCGTCTGGTCACCTTGAAAGGGTGATGACCTCACCAGAAGTCTAATGCAACATAAAAACAACAGGATTCGCTTTTTTCTTTATAACCGAAAGATTTGAAATTGCTGAAAGAATCCTAAAACTGGCTCCACAGGGTGGGATCGAACCACCGACACGCTGATTAACAGTCAGCTGCAACTACCTCTGTGCTACTGTGGAATAAAAATGGCGACTCGTAGGGGAATCGAACCCCTATATCCCGGTAGACAGCCGAGCATAATAACCACTATATGAACGAGCCATAAATTCTTGAAAGTTCCTACTAGCGCACATCGTCACTTACAACCGTTAGACACCTCGGGATGTGTCCTTTGCTCTGGCGCCGTGGACGGGACTCGAACCCGCCTATATCTGATAGACAATCAGGTGCCCTACCCTGAGGACTACCACGGCATGTTTGGTGGAGAACCAGGGAATCGAACCCCGTATACCATAAGGTGGATGATTTACAGTCACCTGAAGTCGCCAATGCTTCTCGTTCTCCATTAAATTGTTTGGTGGGTCCAGTGAGATTCGAACTCACGGTCTTACCGGTTAAAAGCCGGATGTTTTAGCCGCTAAACTATGGACCCATAAAATACCATTTGTTTTGCTGACGCACTATTTGCTATGCCTCAACGGGATTAGCTGCAGCGTGACCGTTTATCGACATAGTTACGGAGTGTTGACGTTTACACAATGGCTTACGTCAGCAAAACAAATGGTACACGATACGAGAATCGAACTCGTCTTTCCGCCTTGAAAGGGCAGCGTCCTAACCGATAGACGAATCGTGCATTTAACTCTACAAATTTTTAATGAACAGTAGTTGATTTCTCAACTGAAAGATAGTATTGTATCACAACACTACCTGTTTGTCAACCAGTGTGTTGCATTTACGCAACACGGTTTTCATATCGTCCTCCAATCAAAATTGATTTACAACTCAACTAAAGAAACTCTATTGTAACAGAACTGGAAGACCTGTCAACCAGTCTGTTGTTTTTTTACAACATGGAGTAGGTGACAGGAATCGAACCTGCATAAAACGGGGTTGCAATCCGTTCCCTAGCCTTTCGGGTCACACCTACACTAACTTTTTCCTTGAACTACGGTGATTTTCATCACGGCGCATAGTCCAATCATAAACTTCACCATCAGGTAAAGTCTTATTTTTAACTTCATCGTAACCAAACTTACCAACGAATTCCATACTACCATCTGTGATAGATACGAAACCATTTAGTTTCTTGGCACAATTCAATGCATCATCCAATGTCAACACATCGAATGTTACGTTATCACATTTAACTTTCCACATAATCATCTTTCTTTGGTACCTCGGGAAGGAATCGAACCTTCTCAAGAACGCTAATCTGGCGCTAAAAGTCTTATAAGGACTCTCTGACTACCAAGCCACCGAGGTAGAATTGGCGGGGAAGAACATTTACTGCTGCTAATATCCTTTGGACAGGATACGATTTTTTTCCCCGTAACTGGCAGAGGCATAGGGATTCAAACCCTACCTATGAGATTCAAAGTCTCATGTGCTAATCTACTACACCATGCCCCAACAAATTGGCGGAAAGTATCGGATTCGAACCGATGCGCCGATTTCTCAACGACAGTTTAGCAAACTGCTGGTTTAACCACTCACCCAACCTTCCATAATTTTTGGCAGACAGAAAGGGATTCGAACCCTTGTACCGTTTCCGATGCACTCCTTTCCAGGGAGGCCGATTAGACCAACTCTCGCATCTGTCTATATTTGGCGGAAAGCAGAGGAGTCGAACCCCATCCCATTTCTGAGAACCCAGTTTTCAAGGCTGGTCGCCGCACCAACGCAGCTGCATTACTTTCCATTAATTTACCATATTGAAATACACTCTCGCCGTCAGGGGGCTTTTCGTTGTGCTGACTAGGCCTTTTATTGGTGTAGGGAAACAGTCACGTTTCACTCGCTTCAACCAAACAACGATGAGTATACTTCAATATGGCACCCCCTGTTGGATTCGAACCAACGATACTGATTTCAAAGACCAGTGCTTTAGGCCAGACTAAGCTAAGAGGGAACAATTAATTGACTCTACAAATTTTTAATGAACAAGTGTGTATTGTACCAGAACCAAGATTCTTGTCAACCACTATGTTGTTTCAAAACAACAAACAAAAAACCCTAGTAGATTTCTCTTACTAGGGTTTTGTGTTTACTATCTTTTTAGAACTTGTTACTTAACAGTAACCATCTCCTTCTACACAAAACCCGTTCGACCATGACGCATCACCACTATTACCAACTGTAATTGTGCGATACTCTGGCTGCAACGAAAAGGGTTTATGAGATATGAGAGACACGATTTCTTTCTAAAAAATTAAATATGTTTGTATTATATAGTAAACTTTGAGCCTTGGCAAGCGGTTTTTGAAAATATTTTTTAATTATTTCCACCTAATTGGTGTGGAAACTATGGGTACATTTGGGTTTTTGAACCCATGGAAGACTTCCCAGAGACATTCCTGAACGGCAAACTTCGTCAATAAACCAGTTTCTCTACCGTGGGCATCTATTTCCCATGGGTGTTCCCAGTAATCTACCTTGTCTGAATTGACACGTTTGCCTCTCCACATAGACAGTTCTTCATTCGTTTCACCATCTATTAGTTGTTTCACGTGTACCATTTCATGTGCCAAGGTACTCAATATTCCATGAGCACCAATACCAGGATGAATCTCAATTAAGAATTCTCTTGGTAGGTTTCTGCTATTGTAACCTTCAGCACCACAAGACCCATAATTGTCCAACTTGGCATCAAATCGCACCACCGTGAGACAATTGTTCCTAATTCTGGTATTGGGTATCAATTCTTTGGCAAAAAATTCGGTGGCCCGTACAATGTAAGGCTTAAAGTATGTGTCAGGACAGTTGTAGACTTTTACTTGCATGACCTATTTATCGACTAGATACGCTCTACCTTCACTCCTGCCTTTTCCAAGAACCGTATGCCATCTTCGCTACGATAAGTATTCCGATAGTAAACAGAATTGATACCAGATTGGTAAACCAGTTTGGCACAGTCCATGCAAGGTGCATGAGTAACAAAAAGAGTAGCGTCAAGGCCAGATTCAGTTGACTTTGCCAGCTTAGCGATTGCATTTGTTTCAGCATGTAAAACCTCCGGTTTCGTTACTAAAGTTGGATTACCCTTAAAATCGTTGCCGAAGTAATCTTCACAATTATTATCCCATCCACTTGGCATACCATTGTATCCAAGAGAAATAATGCGGTCATCTTTTACAATAACCGCACCGACCTGCAAACGTTTAGCTGAAGAACATCCTGCGAATTCTTCGGCCATTCTCATATAAACATCACGAAATTTTTGCTTCATAGGTCTACCGCTACATAATCCTCTTTACCAACACCACACTCAGGACATTCATAGTTATCTGGTGCTGCGTTGTATTCTGGTTGAGTCAATTCATGTCCACATACGATGCAAACATATACTTTATCATTTACTTCACTCATTTTAATGTCTCCCATACTTGTTGATATGCTTCTGCATGACGTTGTTCCACTTTCTTCAAAGCATTAAATCTTTTCTCTGCTTTGGCTAGAACTGCACGGAATTCAGCTGCATGAGTTTCACTTTCTGCAATTTGGTGTGCAGCTTCACGTTCTGCTTCTTGGTTGCCTTCTGCGATGGCCTCTGCTTGCATTTCTGGATACATGACTGTGAACTCGTGTGTTTCACCTTCGATTGCCATTTCTAAGCAATGCTTCACATCAGGTTTACCAATCAATAGTTCAAGGTGACCCCATGCATGTAAGAGTTCTTGGTCAGCTGTGTGTTCGAAGTGTTTTGCAACGTCCTCGAAACCTTGTTCTCTTGCCATCTTGGCAAAGTAACGGTACTTGGTGTGAGCTTGAGACTCGCCAGCAAATGCCGCCTCTAAGTTTTTAATTGTAATTGACATAATTTCCTTTCAATAGTTAAGTAACCACATAGATTACTTATCATAGTATATCACTATTTCAAACGAAAATCTAATTGAAAAATTCTATCATCGCAATAGTTAATGGTGCGCCCACTAGGACTTGAACCTAGGACCAACGGATTATGAGTCCGCTGCTCTAACCAACTGAGCTATAGGCGCATGAATGCTTGGTATATATCATACTGTTTGGTGATGGCCATATCAACAAAGGCGAGGTTATCAAACATTCGGTCATCATAATATGCACGAATGGTACCTTTGGTTGCCTTTACTGTTGCCTCTTTTTCACCATAACCCAAGGTAACAACAGTCATACCATTTTTCTTGGCGATATGTTGCATGACTTGGTTTTCAGATAAACATTGTGTGTATAAGGTTTTGGCACCTTTCATCATTGCCCATGTAGATGCACGGATGAATAACTCTTGTCCTAAACCTTTTCCACGATGTTCCGGTGAAACGGTGAAACCCATTTCAGCAAGACCGTGTTCATTCATTGAAACGTGTACCGTACCAACAAATTGGCCATCCTTCTCGGCAACAAACCACATGTTGGTACTACCAAAATCAAGTAAAGATTTGGTTAAGTAATCATCAACATTTTCATTGCTGGCATTATAACCAAATCGAAGATAACGGTCGTGGCCAACAATGTCAACCAAAAAATGGTCAAACAATTTACCTTCGTCCGATTCATACATGAGTTTGCGTGGTATCATTTCAAAACAAACTCCAAGGAATCTTTTCGCATCAATTTTGGTGTTTCTCTAATACCAGTATTTTTGATAACATAAACAAAAGTTACACCATCAACATCTTTGGTTTCCCAGGATTTGTCGGTGTAATAAATGTCTCCGTTCGTGATAACACGAACTCTCTTTAGAGAATTTAATTGGTTGAAACGCTTTACAGTTTTACTCATAATGTCTCCATTATACACGAAAAAAAGGGGACTGTCAAGCCCCCTTTTTATTATCTACCTTTAATGCCAGGACTTTGCCTGTATTCTTTGATAGATTTTATTGCCTCTAAGATACTTTGAAAAAAGGATCTCATTTAACGACAATCTTCTTAACGGCATCTTGGACTTTTACCATATTTGCCAAACCAATCTTCAACATACCGTTTACCAATTCGGCGTTTTCAATTTCAACCTTATCGGCAATTTTGAATTCACGTTGGAAATTACGGTTTGCAATGCCTTTGAAGATGAAGTTTTCTGGTGCTTCTTCGTCCTTTGCATTACCCTTAACGACCAGTTTGTTGCCTTCCAAAGTAACTTCAATGTCGGTCTTTGCGAAACCAGCAACTGCCATTTCAATGACATACTTGGTATCAGAAACTTGTTTGATGTTATATGGAGGGTAGGACACCGCCTTTGCAGCTGTCTTTGACATTTCTTGTAAGTCTTTGAAAACGTCATCGAAACCAATAGTGAAAGGGTCGAATTTACGGAAGTCCAATGAAGGGAATAGTGTTGTCATGCTTTTTCTCCTGTTAAAGCGAGTAAGTTAAAATGGTACCCCGAAGGCATACCGGTAATACTGGTTACGTTGTCCAGCGACAATAACGTTTGTCCGTTTTAATACGCTCCTAAGGTAGGGGAGACCTTTTCCCATCCCGATGGGACTGAGATTATAACAATATTTATAACACTTGTCAAGTATTTTGTGGTTTTTTACCAATGTTATACTTGGGTGTCAATTGCCATTGATCCTTCTCCTTGTGGGAGATAATCTTAATTTGTGATAAGAAGATAGGTTCCGGTGTTTGTGTTTGTTCTTTATTAACAATATTTACCAAACCCCAATCTTGTAATAGGTTGACGATGGCATTTCTACGTGCCAAGTCATTCTCTGTAATGTCGGTAGGTTTACCGTCTAGTGCAAATAGTTCTTTGAAATGTACCACATAATACTGTCCACGTTTGTGGAGAATGTGGCACGATTGGAATAGTGTTTGATCCTTTTTGGATGCAACACCAATACGAGTTAACGTTTCACGTACTTTCAAAAAATCATCTTGTTCCTTTAACGTAACTTCTACTAAATCTTTAACATCAATCATTTCACTCCGCCTTTGTCTGTTCTTTTTCTTATTTCAGCGATTTGTTCATCAGTAAGAATACGAAGTGCATCTCTGGCCTTTTGGTCAGAATAACCAAAATAGAGTTTCACACACTCAATATCCTTGTCTCTACTGGCTTTCTGCCACGGAGCAAACTTCCGTTTCATTGGCCTGATAGTATTTAGAAGATACTGGTACTGCATATCCTTGTCCATACTTGGCCAAAGATTTAACTGATTTACATATAAGACACAATCAACGTGATAGGACAGAGCACGGTTGACCACGAATGGTGTATAGTCTCTGTAATCTATCTCATCTTTTAGAACAGATTTACCTGTCTGTAAAATGGATGGAATAATCTCTTTGAATAAATCTGGCATTACTTGAACTCACATTCCACCATAATTTCTGTGAGGCAAGCAATCAAATTGATTTCATGGTCTGCAACGAAGGCTGCTTGATATTGATATTTCGCAAGGATAAGAACCAATTGTGGAACAGAACCAGGTTTCAACAACTCATATAGACTATCATACAAACCACGGAAGATACGTGATTGGTCATTGTCCAAGTTGTTTGTAACCCATTTACGGCAACCACCAAAGTCTTTATTCTTGAGTGAGTTAATTAACTCAGTCAGTTGCACATCAGAAACCGATGCAAGGATACCCTTGTCGATAGTGCCACTTATAGAGTAACGTTGCAATTCATTTAGAATACGGCGATTGTCTGGGAAATGTTTGGTGATAACCGCAGCAACAACTTCTTTGTCGTATGCAACCTTTTCTGTATCTAGAATTCCACAAACACGTTGGAAAAATTGTGTCGCCATCTTGGCTTTGGAACCATTGGCTTTGAAGTCAATAACAGTACATCTGGAGTGCAATGGATCAATGATCCTGTTCTTAAAGTTACAGGTGAAGATGAATGAACAGTTAGATGCAAATTCTTCAATGCCTGCACGTAGGATCGCTTGTGCGTTAGCGGTTAGATAGTCTGCCTCGTCTAGGATGACAACCTTTCGGCCGCCACTAAGAGACATAGAACTTGCATAGTTCTTAATTTTGACACGAACGGCATCAACACCGTTTTCATCCGAACCGTTAATGATGATGTAATCGCAACCCACTTCTTCACACAATGCACGTGCAACTGTGGTCTTACCGACACCAGCTGTACCACACAGAAGTAGGTTGGGAATCTCTTTACGGTTTACAAATTCCTGAAATGTCTTTTTCAGGTTGTCATTCAGGATACAATCTTCAATAGTTTGGGGACGATACTTCTCAACCCACAACATGTGTTCACTCATTCAAATTCTCCATAATAAAAAATATATTGTATCAGATTTTACGCCATTTGTCATTCTCTTTGACGTAAAGTTTGCCATCGGGACCAGGTACAATGTTTACTGCAACACGTTTCTCTGTACCTTCCACATAGTCGTCACCCCAACCTTGCACCATATAATACTGATTCATACTATATGCAGGTTTGGGTTTTGGTGTACCATATACTGCTTGTAATTGCAACACAGGTTTACCTTCAAGTTGTTTTTCCAACTCTGCTGTTGGTAACTCATCTTCTTTGTAGACGATGCGTTCTTTGACTTCTTGGTAACCTTTGACACCAACGCCAATTAGGCCAAGAAGGCCTAATGACTTAGCAAAACTTCTTCTGCCTAGGGGTTCCATCACTTAACCTCTGTCATACTTTCGTATAAGGCTTCAAACTCTTTTGATTCTGCAACTTCGGTTTGGAAAGAGTTCTTGTGTTGTACCTTTGCCATGCGTTTCAAAATCTTCTTAGGAACTTTTAGTTCATCGTGTGCAAGGTCAACAATATCTTTGATTGCTGCGGCATTGGCATCGTTACGGTGCATATGAACCACAACTTCATCAATGTAACCTTTCAACTTCTTCAATGCGTCATCATCGAAAGAACCGAATAGTGTATTTACTTTTGTCATTTTAATTCTCCATTAATTCTACCAACAACACTCAGGTAATCTTCAACGACAGCAATTGTGCCTGAAGGAATGTTGATGATTGTTTTACCTGCCAACTCAGTCTTTTCCGGACCAACAAAGACGGCAATGATATGGTCCGGATTAATGGCAACGCTTGTGCCATTAAGTGCATCTGTGAAATACAATAACATTTAGACTCCGAATTTAGAATCTTTGGATTCAATCGCAATGTAATATTGCAAATCGCCTGCTTTGTTTTTGAATGATGCAAGGCCTGCTTTGGAGATTTCAATGTCATAACTGTCAAGGATCATCTTGAAGTTTTCGGTCAAGAATACTGCCTTGAAAATCTTACCATCACCAGCAGCAGAAACTTCTGTTGTGTTTGTGTGAGCAGAATCATCTTTCGCATCAAATACTGTTACGGATACTTGTGTGCCGTTAGATTCAAATGCAATCCAGTCTGAACCAAGAACTGCGGCGTTCTTCAAAATCTGGGACAATTCATCATGTGTCAAAGACAAAGAACCATCAATAGACGGCAACTTCAACTCTTTGTCTGGTGGAGAAACAATCATGTTCTTTGCAGTAGTGCGATACTTGGTCTTGGAACGACCATTCTTAAAGATAACGTGTTGTGTTTCAAATTCCAACTCTGTGTCTTTACCTAGAGAATGAACCGATAGGAACTGGTTTAGGTCATAGATACAAAAGTCTTGTGGGAATTCATCTTTCAAAGTGGCTGTTGCAAGAACAGTCTTTGTGGATGAGATTGTTTTGATTGTGTTACCTGTTTTGAACTCCAAACCGGAATTAATTCCAGCAAAGTTCTTCAAGACATTTAACGTTTCGTTTGATAGTTTCATAATATACTCCTTATTTCAATTCACCGATTATACCTGAACCGTAAGAGGTTTCAAGCTTCCTAATCAAATTATTTTTCAAGTCTTCCAGAGTTCCATTGTTGTCAATGATGTGGTCAATTTCACCACCAACCCATGCCCATTCGGATGGATGAACGCCAGAATCTTTGTGCATGTATGCAATTGCTTTTACATCACCACGGTATGCCTTGGTGGCAATATCATACCA